TCTTAAAGCGATGATTGAGAGTGATAAATTATTGTTTAAAGATTACGAAATCATCTCTGAGTTGACAACATTTATTTCCAAGCATAATTCATTTGAAGCAGAAGAGGGATGTAATGATGACTTGGCAATGTGTCTTGTAATTTATGCATGGTTGGTTGCACAAGATTATTTTAAAGAATTAACAGATCAAGATATTCGTAAAAGACTTTATGAAGAGCAAAAAAATCAAATAGAGCAAGACATGGCACCTTTTGGTTTTATATCTGATGGATTGGATAACTCAAGTTTTGTTGATTCCGAAGGTGACCGTTGGTTTACTGATGAATACGGTGATAGAGCATACATGTGGGAATATATGTAAATGGAACTTGATAAGCAAATAAAACTAGGTCATTTACTTTTAGTAGATAGAACATGTCGTGTTTGTGGAGAAAATAAAAATCTAATCGATGGTTTTTATAGAACACGCAAAAGTAGAGGAGCAGTCGCTTCTTCATACTCTTATGAGTGTAAAGAGTGTACTATTAAGCGAATAATTGAAACAAGAAAAAAAGTAAATCCATTTATAGACTGGATATATCCTGATTGGTAGTGTTCACTCATCATTTCCCCTCTTAAAAGTATGTTTTTAATAAATATTTTTTAGATAAACTGAGATTTCACGGAGAAAAACATGGCGACTCCTCAATTATCTCCTGGAGTACTAATCAGGGAGGTTGATTTAACTGTAGGAAGAGCTGATAATGTTTTAGACAATATCGGTGCAATTGCTGGACCTTTCAGAATTGGACCTGTGAATGAAGCAATTAACATCACTACAGAGCAAGATCTTGTAAATGTATTTGGAAAACCACTCTCAACTGATCGTCAATACGAATACTGGATGAGTGCGGCATCTTTCCTTTCATATGGTGGCGTTCTCAAGGTTGTTCGAGTATCAGATGCTGACCTTAATAACGCAAACGCTGGTGTTGGTATTGCATCAACTAGCACCCTGCAAATTGATAATTATGAGGATTATCAAGAAAATCATAGTGATGGAAATAATTTTACCTATGCAGCAAAAAATCCAGGTTCTTGGGCAAATGGATTAAAAGTTTGCTTTATTGACGATTTAGCAGATCAAAGAATTGGAATTAATACAACAAATCTAAACACAGCAGGTGCTCAAATTGGATTTGGCGTCACTGCCACACTGACGAATGTCACAATTCCTGGAGCAGGAACAACAACAGGATTTAGTGGATACCTCAAAGGTATTATTACTGGAGTCACTACAGACTCAACAAATGGTAATAGTAGTATTGATGTTAAAATTGTTTCTAGAGTTTCTTCCGCAAATACTGAAACTAAAATTAATTATACCCAGAACACTCAATTTGCCTCATTTGACACTTCAGACTCACTTCATTTTGTAAATAACTCTGGTATTAATACAGGTCTGTCTGCAACTTTAGCAGCATATACTCCAGTCACGGTTGACGATTGGTATGATCAGCAGACCATGGATTTGGACAATGCAACTATCTTCTGGAAATCTGTTGCACCAAAACCAGTTTCAAATGTTTATGTCACAGATAGAAATGGAGAAGGTGACGGACTTCATATCGCTGTTGTTGATGATTACGGAACAATCACTGGAAATCAAGGGACAATTATTGAGAAACATGTATCGCTTTCCAAAGCAATTGACTCAGTTTCAAATGTAAATGCTCCAGAGAAAATTTGGTACGAACAGTATATTGCTGACTTCTCTGCAAATATTTACGCAGGTAGTAATCCATCATCTGCTGCGGACAACTATCACGGAACAACTCCAAGAGCAACAGGATTTACGACTTCATTTACTCCAATTCCCACATCAGGTGGTCTCTGGGGTCAAAAAGCACAAGACGCCACCTTCGCTGCAATTGGTAATGTGACCTATGTTTTGGGTGGTGGGGAAGACTACTCTGCTGGTGTTCCTGCAATAGGTGAAAATGGAGGAATGACTGCTACACTAGCAAATCTAATTACTGGATATGGACTCTTCCAAAACAGAGATGAGATTCAAGTTGATTATTTGATTATGGGTCCTGGTCTTGGAGCAGAGAGTGAGTCTCAAGCAAAAGCTAATTATCTGATTTCTTTAGCAAGTAGTAGAAAGGATTGTGTCACCACAATTGGACCACACCGAGATAATGTGGTTAATGTCACAAACACCGAAACGCAAACTCAAAATCTTATAAGATTCTTCAATCCTTTATCCTCATCATCATATGCAATTTTTGACGCGGGATACAAGTACACTTATGATAGATTTAATAATGAATTCAGGTATGTTCCATGTAATGCTGATGTTGCTGGATTGATGACTAGAACAAATATTGTTGCATATCCTTGGTTCTCGCCTGCAGGACAGCAAAGAGGTATCATTAACAATGTTGTTAAACTTGCATATAATCCAACAAAAACACAGAGAGATCAACTATATCCTCTAAGAATTAATTCAATTGTTACAAGACCCGGTCTTGGCACTCTTCTCTTTGGTGATAGAACTGCTCTAGGTTATGCATCTGCATTTGATAGAATTAATGTTCGTCGTCTATTCCTCACCGTTGAACAAGCACTCGAAAGAGCAGCAGAAGCACAACTCTTTGAACTGAACGATGAGCTCACAAGGGCAAACTTTAGAAATATTGTTGAACCTTATCTAAGGGATGTTGAGGCAAAAAGAGGATTGTATGGATTCTTGGTTGTTTGTGATACTTCAAACAATACTCCAGATGTTATTGATAATAATGAATTTAGAGCTGATATTTTCCTGAAGCCAACAAAATCGATTAACTTTGTCACTCTTACATTTGTTGCCACCAGAACTGGTGTCTCATTTGAAGAAGTCGTTGGTAGAGTTTAATTTAATACCATCTAAATAACTAAAGGAGGCAACAAAAAATGGCAACATCAGTACCAAACAAAACAATCTCTCAGTTTAAAGCGGCAATGAATGGTGGCGGTGCTCGCCCCAATTTATTTGAAGTTGAAATCGCAAATTTCCCAGGTGGTATCACTTGGGATGCTGGCGAATTTAAGTTTTTATGCAAAGCAGCAGCACTTCCTGCTCAAAATGTTGCATCAATTGATGTTCCATTTAGAGGTCGTATTTTTAAAGTTGCCGGTGATAGAACCATTGATACCTGGACTGTGACTGTTATCAACGACGAATCATTTGATCTCAGAACTTCATTTGAAGAGTGGTCAAACTTAATCGCTAGAGTTGATAATAACTTAGGCGCTACTGACCCATCTGCATACATGGTAAATGCGACTGTTTATCAACTTGGTAGAGGATCAACTCCAAATAGCACAACAAATGCAGGAACTTCAAATGCTGTGCTGAAATCTTATGATTTTATTGATATCTTCCCAACAAATGTATCTCAAATTGACCTTTCATATGATAGTGGAGATACCATTGAAGAATTTACCGTTGAATTCCAAGTTCAATCCTTCGCAGCTCGCGGAGCTGGTGGTCCAAACGGTTAATAAATAGTCTAAATACACAATAAATTATGGCAAAATTATTTGGGTTCTCTATAGAGGACACTGAACCACTATCACCTAATGCTCTCTCTCCTGTCCCACCTAATAATGAGGATGGGGTTGATCATTACATGAGTAGTGGTTTTTTTGGTTCTTATGTAGATTTGGAGGGCGTTTATAGAACTGAATTTGAACTGATTAAAAGATATCGTGAAATGGCACTTCACCCAGAGTGTGATAGTGCTATTGAAGATATTGTTAATGAAGCAATTGTGTCAGATACAAATGACACACCAGTTCAAATTGACTTGGATAATTTAAATGCTAGTGATGGTATTAAAAATAAAATTAGGGAAGAGTTCAAATACGTATTAGATTTATTGGATTTTGATAAAAAGTGTCATGAGATTTATAGAAATTGGTACATTGATGGGCGTATTTTTTATCATAAAGTCATTGACTTAAAAAATCCACAAGAGGGAATTCAAGAACTTCGTTATATTGACGCAATGAAAATGCGTTATGTGCGACAACAAAGAAAAAATCCTAATGATAAAATTATACCCATTCAAAGACTCGCAAATGATAATCCATTAGATTATGATTTTCCACAACTAGAAGAATATTTTATCTATAATCCAAAAACTGCCTATCCTTCAGCAAATCCAACACAAACTGGAGCAAGTCAAGGAATTAAAATGGCAAAAGATGCAATTACATATTGCACTTCTGGACTTGTAGATCGTAACAAAGGAAATACTCTATCATATCTTCACAAAGCAATTAAGTCTCTTAATCAACTCCGCATGATTGAAGATTCTTTAGTTATCTACAGATTATCTCGTGCTCCAGAGAGAAGAATTTTCTATATTGATGTGGGCAATCTCCCAAAAGTAAAAGCAGAGCAATATCTTCGTGATGTGATGATGCGTTATCGCAATAAACTTGTTTATGATGCAAACACAGGAGAAATTCGTGATGACAAAAAATATATGGCAATGTTGGAGGATTTTTGGTTACCTCGCAGAGAGGGAGGACGTGGTACTGAAATTACTACTCTTCCAGGAGGACAAAACCTTGGAGAAATCACAGACATTGAGTATTTTAAAAAGAAGTTATACAGGTCCCTCAACGTGCCGCCGTCTCGCATGGATGGTGAAGGTGGATTTAATCTCGGTCGCTCCTCCGAAATCCTCAGAGATGAATTAAAATTCACTAAGTTTGTTGGCCGTTTAAGAAAAAGATTCTCAAATATGTTTAATGATATGCTTAAGACACAACTTATTCTTAAGAATATCATTACACCAGAAGATTGGGAGACTATGAGTGA